GCTTCTTCGCGAAATACTTAAACACTTGAAAATCAAGCCATCACGCGAGGTTGGGCGAAGCAAGATGTACCCGGTCACTCTGTTCGACCGGATGATCGAGGCGATAAAAACAATATCACTTGACAAAAAAACATAATTGTGGTATTATCGATATAATAGCCGCAGGTATGATAATACCGCGGATGAAATATGAAGAAGGGCCTCCGGGCCCTTTTTTGTTGCGGAATTTTATGGGCGATGGAGGTGATACCGTGCCCGCAGGGAGAAAATCAAAATACGATCCGGGGATGATTCCCGCCGTTGAAATGTGGGCTCGGGACGGTCTCACGGAGGAAGAGATCGCGCGAAAATTAGGCGTTGGACATACGGCGTTCAACGTTTGGAAGAACAAACACGCGGAATTTGCGGAAGCCCTAAAAACAAGCAAAGAAACAGCAGACGCACGCGTTGAGAAAGCGCTCTATACGAAGGCATTAGACGGCGACACAACCGCGCAGATATTCTGGCTAAAGAATCGGCAACCAGGAAAATGGCGAGACAAACGAGACATCGGCGTTGAGGGGCAGATTATAATAGAAGCAACGTTTGAAGACTATGACGAAGACAGCACCGACAAAGAATAGACGCCCTGACGCAATAGTTAACTTCGGCAAAGTCGAGCGATGGATAAACCCCGTCTACCTACCGATCCTCGCGGATCGATCACGATACGAAATCTACTACGGCGGGGCCGGGTCTGGCAAGAGCCACTTTGTCGCGCAAAAGATCATCTACCGAACACTCAAAGAACGCGGACACCGATACCTCGTCGTGCGGAAGGTTGCGCGAACCAATCGGCACAGCACGTATGACCTCTTGCGAAGCGTTATAAGCGGATGGAAGCTTAACCCGCTATTCAAGATCGACAAGACGGAGCTTGACATCACGCTACAAGTGCGCGGCATCTCCGAGAATCAGATACTCTTCACTGGCCTTGATGACGTGGAAAAGCTCAAATCCATCGCTGGCATTACGGACATATGGATTGAAGAGGCGAGCGAGATAACGCCGGAAGATTTTATGCAGCTCGACCTTCGGCTCCGAACCCGATCTAACTATCCGAACCAAATCATCTTATCGTTTAACCCCGTGTCCGAGTATAGCTGGCTCAAGAAGCGGTTCTTCGATCAACACGTCGAGAACGCCTCGATCCTCAAGACAACGTACAAAGACAACCGATTCCTCGGAGACGACTACAAGCAAGTGATTGAAGGGCTCAAAGACCAAGACCCGACGTATTACCAAATCTACGCGCTGGGCGAATGGGGATCCCCAAAGGGTTTGATCTACACTAACTGGCGGCTCACAAACGAGATGCCGAAAGCCGGAACGGTTACATACGGGCTCGACTTCGGGTTCAACAACCCGACGGCGCTCGTGGAGATACGCGAGTACGACGGTGAGATATACCTGCGGGAACTAATCTATCAGACACACCTCACAAATTCGGAACTGATCGACAAGATAAAGCAACTCAACGTATTGGGCCGCATCTATTGCGACAGCGCCGAACCAAACCGTATCCAAGAGCTGAGGGCGGCGGGTTTAACCGCGATGCCGGCCAAGAAAGACGTGCTCAAAGGGATCGACTTTGCAAAGAGCCGCAAGCTCCGCGTCTACTCGGAGAGTTCAAACCTGATTAAAGAATTGCAATCGTACAAATGGCGGGAAGACAAAGACGGGCGCGTGCTCGACGAACCGGTAAAATTCCAGGATCACTTGATGGACGCGATGCGTTATGGCCTCTACACAGGCACAAAATCCGAATACACGGCGTGGTGATGAAATGGCAGAACAGCAGAAAATAGACACAACGCAATATATCAGCCTCCTGGATCGCTTCTGGGAGATTCTCGGCGTGATACTGAACGAAGATGACCTCGAGAACGAAGACAAAGAAAAGATGCTCACGCGTGACGAGACGATTAAAGCAGGGCTCAAGTACACGACGAATATGATCTACTCATCGATCGGGAGATACACGCATCCGGATGAGCGGATAGACGAGACAATCAACCAAGCGATAGACTTCTCTAACACCTCTATCGGCAACGTGCTCCAGCGAATGATCTATGAGGCTCAAGGCTACGGTTATGCGGTCGGAGAGATCATCTACACGATCGATAACGGTATCGCAAAGGTGGTCGACATCACACGGCTCGCGCCGTATCAATGCGCGTTCAAGGTTCAAGATGACGAATCGCTCGCGATTGAGTTCACGACGATTAAGTACGGCAAGATTATCCTGCCGCCGGAGAAGTGTCTGGTCCTCCGCAACGGCGGTGGCATCTACGGGGAGAGCGTTCTCAGGCCCGTGTTTTCAAGCTGGCAGTTCAAGACGGCCCTAAAGAAGTGGTGGGCGGTTGCGATGGAGAAGTTTGCGATTCCAACAGTGGTGGCCGAGAGCGCGGATCCCAATGCGGCGAGAGCAATCTTCGCATCGTGGTTCTCGAAGGCCGGCGTCTCCGTACCGATCGGCGACAAGATATCCACGCTGCAACCTGGGAGCGATATGGCGAGGAGCTTTCAAGATTCTATCGAGTACCTGAACACGCTTATCTTTCGAGGCTTGCAAGTGCCACAGCTG